AAGCCACTACCTTGGGTGTTGACCCATCACCAATATGTGGGTCACCACCACCAGCCATGATGCCGTTTGTAACGGTGCTAGCAATACGGTTTGAACCAGTGAACCCAATAATCCCAGATAGGCTGTCTTCTAGAGAACCAAACGCACGGGTAAGGCTTTGAGTTTGCCTTTCAAGGTACGCGTAGTTGTCAGCCTGTCGACGGTAGAACTGTTCTTCTCGTTTTGTTTCTAAACGAGATGTCTCTTCTGCTTGTGTAGCAAAGTTCTCTTCAATACCCATTCGACGTCTGTCGTTCTCACGGCTTGGGTTGTACATCCCACCGCCGCCCTTTTTCTTATATTCAAGGTTTGATTTTGCGTACTGAAGAATTTGAGTCTGCATATCTTCGGGTACACCCATAAGGCGGAGCTTAGAGCGAGTAACAGACCCTGGGGCAAAAGCACTATTTAAAGTCTTCTCGTCAGTTAGGTTTGCTGATTTTACAACGCTTTGCATAACATCCATAAGGGTGCGTTGTTTTCCACCAACCCCTACCATGCCAATGCCACCCATCATAAACATGCGGTTTGCAGTACCTGCAGAAGCTAGAGAACCAATCTGACCAACAACATCAGAAGCACTCATTGTGTAGCCGCTTAGGGTTCGTACGGCCTCAACGCTTGATGCTTGCTTGCGTCCGCTGATACCGGTAGCAGCTTCCATAGACATAAGTGCGTTGATACCACCATCACCTAACCTGTATTGGGTTAGGGGCATTCGATAAGTTGAGCTAACCCCAAGCATTGACTTTCCGGTCATCTGCTGGTACAGCACAGACATCTTGTCAGCCTGTAGTGCGTACTCCCTACTTCGGTCCATACGGGATGCTGAAGCGTTTGCAACCATGTTGTAAGCAGAGACTGCCGCCATTGCTCCGCCTGCCGCATACCCTGCTGCGGCCCCTGCACCACCAGCGCCAACGCGAGCTGCTGCCCCCTCAAAGCCTTGGGCCTTTAGGTACTTTGATGTAGCAGTACGCATTAACTGCATCTTGGTTCCACCAACCGCAGAACCCTCAGCATCTTCCATTTGATCTAAGCCATCAACAATTGCCCTGCGTGCAATACGGCTAGACCTACTCGTACCCATGTTAGCCATTGGGGTTCCAGCAGGGCCACGCTTACCACTACCAGAACCAGCTTGGGTCATATTGGAGAGGCCGGTCTGCGCGCCAGAGGCAGCATCAGAAAGCTCTTGAATCTCTTGTTTGGTTTCTTTAATAACCTGCTTAAGAGACTTTAGGTCTTTTGTAATCTTAGTAAGAGTACTACTGTCAATATCCAGAGCCGTTTTAACAGCTCCCATAATGCGGCTGCCAACCCCACCTATTGAGGGCTCATCACCAGGATTAGATATTGCCATAGCTTTCCTCCGTTACTTGTTTCTCCATTTTGCCATACGGAACCAAAAGTCCCTTTGGCGGACGGTCATAAACCGTAAATCCGATAGGTTAAACCCGTTGTAGACGGAAGCTATGAGTTCGTATTCGTAATAAACGTTTGTTAAGTTAACTAAGTAAAAGGGATATCCAATCGACGACTATGGAGATACTTTCTCCACACTCGGCGCATTGGATATTCACCCCTTCCATCTTAGGCCCTGCCTCAATGTTGAGCAGAGATTCAACCAATAATGCACGATCAGCAATGCTTAGTGACCTGGCCCACTCTTCAGTGTTAACAGGCCGTTCCCCATCTTCCCACATGGCACATCGTGAGAGCATGAGGGTATTCTGTACTGCAATAGAAGCAGCTTTTTTACCTACAAAAGAACTATCTGATGCGTTTGGTACACGTAACTTAACAGTTTTACCATTCTTAAGTTTCTTAATTATAGGTGAACGTAGATCTATTGATGGCTCCCTCAAGGGAAAGTCTTCGTTTAGATCGATTGTTACATCATTAGACTTGTTGCAGTGTGGGCACCTCGTAACAAAGGTTCGTTCACTTCCATAAGTTGCCTTAATAACAGTCATGAACATGATGTCACGGTCGCCCATACTTACTGTGTCGATAACAGATGGGGTATCACTTACGTTGATAGCCCCTACTTTAACTACAGCTCGTTTGAGTAATGCAACCATGTACTCAGAGTACGTAAGGTTATCCTTGTTTTCCAAGGTAGCCAGGTACTCTTCGTCGGCACCGTTCATCTCGCGGACTTCAATGTTGGTGTGCCATTCCCCAGTTAAGGGGTCAACCACACCACGTTGAAGATGCGCAATTAAACCTTCTGGTTCTCCCATTGTGGGTACAGGATCGTCAGCTGCTGCGTTAACAGCTGACGCTTCAAATTGTGAACTCAATTGTTATCTCCTATGTGTTACGTCAGCCGCCGATTGAGGCGAGGCCTTCAATACCAGTGTCATCCCAAGCTACCACAAAACCTTCGTGGTGAACGGTTAACTGCTGGACCATGATGCCACTGTCAGCCGCGTTAAGGTCACTCAAAGAGTAAGCTCCCGGCCAGCAGTCAAACAACTTAAAGCCAAGACGTGCGTTACCAGGACTTGGTGCAACTCCGTTTACAGCTCCAGGTGTAGAGTACGAACCAGCTGAAACTGGGTGGTCAAACACTTTTACAATGATGTCGCAACGGTAGTTGTTGCCACCGCTGGTGCTACCAGTGTTAGCTGAACCTTGGTTCCAGGCATGCATAAACTGCTGCCACTTGTACAACTGGTCTTGGCCTGCAAACACACCACGACTAAACGTGATGGGTGCAAAGTCAGACTGTCCTACAAACTTGTGCGGGTGTGTGTTCATTCCACCTTCACGGTAACCAACCATTTCGTTTTGAACTGACAGTCCTGACATAACGGCAAAACCGATTTTGTCAAGACCGTTAGTCTGCGAAGCAAGGTTACCGGTGGCATTGATTGTCACCTGGAATTTAAAGTTACGTACTGGGTCTGTAATTGTGGCGCGTGCCATATATGTCTCCTATCAGAGGGTTGAAACTGCGTTAGAGCCGCCGGTCCATTGGCTTAGGTTGATAACGATGAATTCGGCTGGGTACTGGAGCGCAACACCTACCTCAATGTGAACTTCCCCATTGTTAATCGTGGTAGACGTGTTGTTTGTCGAGTTACAAGTTACATAGAAAGCTTGGTTGGCATTAGCACCCTTGAGTCCACCTGAACGCCAGAACTCACTCAACAATGAAGACACCGTCATTGTAATGCGTGTCCATAACCGCTCGTCGTTAGGTTCAAAAACAGCAAACTCTGTTGCGTCAGAGAGTGCCTGCTTCAAGTAGTTCAATGACCTACGGATTGGGATGTAACGACCTGGTGTAGTCTTATCAAGGGTACGTGCGCCGTTAATAATGATTCCGCCACCAGGGATACTCTTAAACAAGTTAATACCGTACGTTGCGTACATTGTTTCGGTGTTTGCTGTTGAGTAATTTGTTACTAAGCCTACCGCATTTCGAATATCCACGTCATACCCAGCAGGAGCTTTTGCAACGCCACGAGTTGAATCAACTCGTGAGTAAGCTCCAAGGATTGCTCCACCAGGGAAGGTGTCCCTAAGTGCACCAGGTCCAGTCTTGGTTGGGTCAACCATCTTAAGTTTCGGGTAGTACACCGAAACATACGACGATTGTGGATAGCTAGAAATAAGACTTGTAGCTGCGGTGTAGTCATCTGTTGTAGCAGCATCAACTACAACAAATGCGTTTCCACGAGAAACTGCCAGTGTGTTAAGTGCAGTAACAACTGTATTAGAAGTACGTCCAACGGCATTCAAAATGAGAACACCCTCAATGTTATCTAATTGCGAACCAATGGCTGCTTCAAAGTCTGCATCACTATAGTTTACGCCAGAAACATTTCCTTCAACACCACCAGCCAAAGTAAATGCGGCGTCAGTCTTTGGTGCAGACCCTACGCTAGCAACAGGCCACGAGGTTGTTGGGATTGTAATGTACTTTGAGTAAGTATTAACAACTGCCTTAACAAATCGGTTGTCAGCTTGGTTTGCAGAAACGTTATTCCAACGTTCAACTTCTACATCGTCAAGCAAAACAGAAAGATCAAAACCAAACCAAGTTGCTGAAGCACCACCCAAAGGAACTGGGCTAACCGAGGCACCAACAGAAGGGGTTCCTGCGTAGGTACGAACTTTTAAGTTGTTACCCCAAGCACCCTTGTTTGCTGCTGTAGCGTTAAACAAAGTGGTGTACACAGGAGCAGAGGCACTACCATCTGCGGTGTATGTAACGTTCACCGATGCTGCTGAAGCAAGCGTACCGCTACCGGATGTGTGCAACACTCGCACAACATAAGCCTGGCGGCCACCATTAGCAAAGTAGTGGTATACGGCATAACCAAGTTCATGGTTTGGATCAATATCTCCGTAATAGGATTTGTATGAACTCCATGAATCAATAAGGGTTGCCGTCAACGGGCCACGAATTGCTGTACCAAAAAATACAGCAGTAGCAGTTGAAAGGTTGGAACGTTGGGAGTTGCTTACGAGAGGGGATTCGCTAACGTAAACTCCTGGGTTTTTATATGTGGGCATTAAAAGTCCTCCGAAAACGGGGTGGTGAATACAGTGGGATTCTGGTTGTCTTCGTTTTTAATAGTACCAACAACTGATGTAACTTGCTTGAGAGCGTAGTAATCAGACGCAGGTATCTCAGCTGTCATTTGTAAGCTGTACACTTTGCGAAAGATCCTTTTCCTATATGCGGCTTCTCCGTCAAGAAGATCGCTGTTTCCCCAAGACATAAGATCAAACCTTCTAATCGTATTGTCTTCGGGTACTTCTATAAACCCTCGTCTAAACGGGGTTACTCTTCGTAGCATCTTTGCCGTTAGTTGACGGTCATGCAAAGCACTACGAGCGTATGTTGATACCTGGTACATAAGCATCACAGGTATAAAGGAATCGAAAGCCAAAAATGGATTGTTACCCAATGCGGCTACCATACCGGCAGAATCTAATTCTGAAGGAAAGTAGTT